AGGTGTAATCGCTCAAGAGATTCAAGAAATTCTTCCAGATATGGTGAAGGAAGAAAGCACAGGAGTTCTTTCAGTTAATCCAGATAATATGACTTGGTATCTGGTAAATGCTGTAAAAGAGTTGAAGGAACAACTAGACGCTGCAAACGAAAGAATTGCTGCTCTAGAATCAAACTAATAAATCGTATAAATATACACGAAACTGTTCATATCATAGGAGATAAACAATGGACGAAATCACTGCTGAAGAAATTGCACAGCACTACACTGCAATGGGTCACTCTGTTGACCTTATCAACGCTATCATCGCTGGCGACCATGATGAAGATATGGATGCTGATGAGCGTCAAGATTGTGTAAACCGTAATGTTGAGCATCTAGAAATTATGGTTGCTAAAGACTTCTGGACAGATGAAGATATGACTGCCTCTAATGCAGCTATCACAGCTGGACAGGGTTATACTGCTGCCTAATTTAACTTAAACTTTTGTTATGTCAAATTTTGATCACTATCTTGGGAATCCGCTCCTAAAAAAGGCTAATGTTCCAGTTGAGTGGACAGAAGAACAAATACTTGAATATAAGAAGTGTATGGAAGAACCCTTACACTTCATTCAAAATTATATCAAGATTGTTTCTTTAGATGAAGGACTAGTTCCTTTTAAGATGTTTCCATTCCAAAGAGATATGGTTGGAACAATTCATAACAACCGTTTTACAATCTGTAAAATGCCGAGACAGAGTGGTAAATCTACCACTCTGGTCTCTTATATTCTACATTATATTCTTTTCAATCCAAATATGAATGTGGCAATCCTTGCGAACAAAGCTTCAACCGCAAGGGATATTTTGTCACGACTTCAACTCGCATACGAAAATCTTCCAAAGTGGCTTCAACAGGGCGTTATGTCTTGGAACAAAGGTTCACTTGATTTAGAGAATGGTTCTCGTGTAGTTGCCTCATCCACATCATCATCTGCCGTTCGTGGTGGTTCTTACAACATGATTTTCTTGGACGAATTTGCATTCGTTCCAACCAATGTTGCTGAGGACTTCTTTAGTTCGGTATACCCTACAATATCATCTGGTAAGTCTACTAAGGTTATCATTGTATCAACCCCTAATGGTATGAATCTATTCTACAAGTTATGGGTGGATGCAGAAAATAAAAGAAACTCTTATCAAATTATTGATGTGCATTGGAGTGAGGTGCCTGGCCGTGATGAGAAGTGGAGACAAGAGACTATTGCGAATACCTCTGAAGAACAATTCAGACGAGAGTTTGATTGTGAGTTCTTAGGTTCTGCAAACACACTTATCAATCCTGCTAAGATTAAATCTATGGCATTCCACAATCCTATTCAGTCAAACGCTGGATTGGATATGTATGAGAAACCCAAAGAGGGTTCAACATATGTTCTTGTGGCCGATGTGTCAAGAGGAACAAACAATGATTACTCGGCATTTATTGTGTTCGATGTATCTACAGTTCCCTATAAGATTGTTGCTAAATATCGTAACAATGAAATCAAACCCTTACTCTTTCCTAACATTATCTACGATGTTGCGAAAGCATATAACCAAGCATATATTCTAGTAGAAGTCAATGACATTGGCGAACAAGTTGCGACTGCACTACAGTTTGACTTAGAATATGAGAACCTTATCATGGCATCTATGCGTGGGCGTGCAGGGCAAGTTGTAGGCGGTGGTTTCTCTGGTGGCAAGGCACAATTAGGTGTCAGAACCACTAAGGCTGTTAAGAAACTTGGATGTTCTAATCTAAAACAAATTATTGAAACAGACAAGTTAATTATACAAGATTATGACTTAATTAACGAGTTCTCTACCTTTATTCTCAAAGGACAATCATACGAAGCAGAAGAAGGACACACTGACGACCTTGCAATGTGTTGTGTATTGTTTGGATGGTTGGTAGAACAAACCTACTTCAAAGAGTTGACAGATGATGATATTCGTGCTAGAATGTATCGTGAACAACAACATCAACTAGAACAGGACATGGCTCCATTTGGTTTTATTGATGATGGTATCGGTTCTTACGGAGAAACTATTGTGGATGAGTATGGAACTCGTTGGAGTCCTGTAGTTCGTTCATATGATTCAGATTGGTAGAAATCTTAAAAACCCTACATAATATCAATAATATCGTTCTCTAACTTTAGAAAACAATTTGCACAAACAACTTTGGATTGGTTGATTAAACCTACGACTTCGGTTCTAGATTCCTCATTCAATCCTTTTCTTTTTGTCAGAGTTCGTATTTTCCTCTCGTGAGGATAAAATTGGAGACAAGCAGTTTCAGATTCACCACAGTAGCTACAGACTTTATTGCCAAGATATTCATTAACCCATATCTTGCGTTTACGGTAGTTTCTTTGTGATACCTTCTTTATGGTTTCTTTGTATTTCTGATAGTGCTCCGACATAATATTATTTATGTGCTGCTGAACCTATAAAAAATCATCTCAAGGGAAGGTTTTTTATAAATATTCGTGTAAGTTTGAGGAAACACAAACCTATTATAATGAATCCATAAAGGAGAAACAGAGATGGCATTTCAAGTATCCCCTGGCGTTCTCGTTAAAGAGATTGATTTGACCAATGTTGTTCCTGCTGTAGCAACTTCAATCGGTGCGATGGCTGGTGGCTTTTCACAAGGCCCAGTAGAAGAAATCATTCCGATTGGTTCTGAAGCAGAACTCGTGTCAATCTTCGGTAAACCAGACTCAACAAATTTTGAGACATGGTTCACTGCCGCCAACTTCCTTCAATACGGAAACGCTCTTCGTGTAGTTCGTGCAGACACAGCTGCTGTCAACGCTACCACAGACGGAACTGGATTGAAGATTAAAAATGATGATGATTATGAAAACAATTATGCTGCTGGACAGGGTTCAGTCGGCAACTGGGCTGCAAAGTTCCCAGGCACATATGGTAACGCTCTTGGCGTATCAATCTGTTCATCTGCTGAGGCATTTGAAGAGACAACTACTTCTTTGGTAGATGACACTGCTGCAGCTATAGGAGATACAACTATCACAGTAGACGATGGAACAGAGTTCAATGTCGGTGATATTGTATACTTCCAAGAAGCAGACGGACAACAGTATGAAGTTACTGCAATCGCAACTAACGATCTTACTATTCGTCAACTAGATAACCCAAATGGTGGTGGACTAAAATCTGCAATTGCAGATGATACTGCAATTCGTAGACGCTGGAAGTTCTATGACCTATTCGATGCTGCTCCAGGCACATCTACATGGGCAACAGACAGAAACCTTTCAGAAGATGAAATGCACATTGTTGTATATGACTATACTGGTGGTATCAGTGGTTTTGACACCGATCTTGCTGGACAAAGAACAAACGCTGTTCTAGAAACTTTTGCTTTTGTTTCACAGGCTGCATCTGCTAAGACTGCACAGGGTGGAACAAACTTCTATGCAAATGTTGTAAATAACGGTTCTGCTTATGTTCGTTGGATGGATCACGATTCGTCACTAACAGACGCTGGAACAGATCCAGCATCTGGTTCTACATTTACAAATGTTGCAAGTAACGCTGGTGTTCTAACATCTTCACTATCTGGTGGAACAGATGACACCCCAACAATTGGTGAACTAGAACTTGCATACGACTTGTTTGCTGACACTGACACAGTAGATGTAAACCTAGTTATGGCAGGAACTTGCCCAGCATCAACTGATGGTGTAACACACGCAACCATGATTATCGACCTCTGTGAGGCTCGTAAAGATTGTGTTGGTTTCATCTCTCCTCGTAGAGAAGATGTTGTTGGTGTGACTACTGGTGCTGCACAGACAACTAATGTTGTTGCGTTCTTCAACCAGTTGGCAAGTTCATCTTATGCAGTATTCGATTCTGGATATAAGTATATGTATGACAAGTATAACGATGTATATCGTTATGTTCCACTCAATGGTGACATTGCTGGACTTGCTGCAAATACTGATAATGTTGCAGAACCTTGGTTCTCTCCTGCGGGTTATAACAGAGGACAGATTCGTGGTGCTGTTAAGGTTGCATTCAACCCAACAAAGGCACAGAGAGACATTCTCTACCCTGCTAGAGTCAACCCTGTAATGACACAGCCTGGACAAGGGACTGTATTGTTCGGTGACAAGACTGCATTGGCAAGACCTTCTGCATTTGATAGAATTAATGTTCGTAGATTGTTCATTGTTCTTGAGAAG